CTGCACGATCTTGAAAGACAAACGAGCCAGCGGCATCTACATACAAGGCCCCGTATTCGCTAATCTCCACCGTTTGCATAGCTGCAAGGCTTGTGCGGGCTGTGCCTGGGTCTGCCTGCATAGTGGTTAGCCCTGCATCTACGTCACGCATAGAGGCTGGCCAATCAATAGCATCTAACAGGGCGTTAATTCTAGCGCCGCTTAGTTGACCTGCTGAGGTGCCCGCTACCGTACTGATCTGTGCGTTTTGCGCCAGCCTAAAAGCATCTACAGCTTGGATAGTGGTATAAACCACGTCATTAGCATTTTTAGGTGTAGTAGTTGTATAGCTAGTAATAAAACCTGAAAAGATAGGGTAAGTAGTTGCCCCGTAGGTAGCTGTAATCTGCACCTTACGCATAGGCGTTAGTAAGTTGTAATACGGCCCGCTAGGATTTTGTGGGTTAAAATCGCCGTTTTGGTCAACGATACGCAGCGATAGGGTGCCCGTTTGGAATTGGTCAGCCTGAGCGTTACGGCCTCTAATAGTTTGGATGCTGTCTACTACGTTAGATACGTCAACGATAACGCTGGCGCTATCTGCTAATACGTTTGTGCCTAATATCCCGCTATCTAAAATCATAGCCTGAGCAAAGCTAGGGCCAGTACTAAAGTTAATAACAGCGTTTACTACTGGCACGGTCATACTGCTATGGCCCCTGCGTAGGTAGTTGTATAGCCTCTACGTGCTATCTCATTAAGGGCGTTTTGCACGGCATCTACGATTATATTTTCATCGCCTATAGCTCCAGCGTTTACGTTGACTATAACTGTGCCAGCATCGCCCGCGCCTCTGTTGCCTCTGCTTTCTTTGAGATATTCATCAACGCTAGAAAAGCCAGGTGGTAGCGCCACATAATTGGTGTCACCTATGCCGCCTGCTCTGCGCCCGCCGCGCTCGGTTTCTGCCTCTAAAATAGTTAAAAAATCATCTAAAGGATTAGCGCCAAAAGTTGAGCCTTTGCCAGCATCGCCACCCCTTCCACCTACGCCCGCACCTGGTAATCCTGGAATAATTGGTGTAATAGGCGTTGGAATTACGGTTCCTGGGATAGTTAGCGTAGGGAACTTAAACTTTGCTAATAGGTCTAGGGCAGCTTGTAGGTTAGCCAGGTTAATTAGATCGGTGGACTTCATACTCGCTAAAACCCTGTTTATGTCTAGCAGTTTGGCATCTTGTCTTTGCAAAGCGCCTAGTATCTTTAAGTCCTCGTTTAGTTTGGCCGTAGCCTTTGCTATAGCTGCATCATCTTTAGATGCTATAGCATCCTCTAGCGCGGCTATATCTTGCTTAACCTTTAGGCGCTGTACGTCATTGGCTATAGCTAATATCTGTGAGCCTGTAGTGGCTTTACCTAACGCCTCAGCCTGACCAATTAGGGCAGCGTTAAGTTGAATAGCATCCATATTAAAGACATCGTTACCCTTAGCTAAAGCCAGGTTTGCTTTATCAAGAATTGCCTGAGACTTTTTATCTGCAAGGATTTTAGCCTGGGCCTTTTGCTGCTCTTTAGTAAGGGCTGTTATTTTCTTTTGAGTAGTTAAATATGAGCCTGATTGGATTGGGTTTTTTTGAGCGTTGACTTCTGCTGATCGTCTAGCTTGTGCGCCAGCTTGATTAAGTAGAGTTATATAACTGCCTAAAATCGGTATAGCTTGAACTATGCTGGCACCTGTTAATCCTGATAGCCCAGGTATCTTTTTTAAGGCTGCTGCCATAAGGCCAAACCCGCGTATAACGTCAGCGGTGTAAGTAGCTAAGTTTTCCATATTGGTAGCAAGGTCTGCCACGGTTGTATCGTCACCTAGATTTTTTAAGGCATCTATAAGGCCTGTACCAATAATCTCCTGTACGTTAGCCGCAGCTACGCCTAGTTTGGCTATAGATCCTGCATAAGTCTCTGAGGCTGCCTTAGCTGAACCCTTAAAGGTCACGGCTAAATCGTCTGTTATATCCTTAAATGATTTACTTTTTAGGTCTGCCTTTGATATGCCTACACCTAATTTACCTAAAGCTGTGTTATTACCCAGGTATGCCTTGCTTAAAGCCCCTGTAACTGTGTCTAAATCTCTACCTGTGGATGCGCTTATATCTAAAGCTAAGCCTAATAATTTTTGTGTCTCGGCTGTGTTTCTTGTAGCTACTGCTAGCTTTTGGTAAGCAGGTCTTAACAGATCATCTACAACGCCAAACTCGGTTTGTAACCGTTGGATAAAACTTTCAGCTGAGGCGGCATCGCGCTCTAAGCCTACGTTTTTTAATGCTAGGGCTAACTGTTGCTGGGCCTTTTGGTCTGCAGCTGCAGCCTTTATTGAGGCTTTGGCATATCCAATAACGGCAGCTGTACCAAAAGCCAGGCCAAAGGTTTTAGCTAGACTTTTAACCGATTTACTAAGCTTGTCGGTAGCCGTCTCAGCTTGCTTAAATGCTTTTTTGCCCGTGAACTCCGAGGCTATATCTATAACTACGCTGGCCATAATTACACCTTTGTACTTTTATTAAGGGCAGCCGCGGCTGAGTTAATGGCTGTAATGACCGCATCTCTAGCTTTGCCGTTATTCTCATCGTAGGCCCTAAACAAAACGCGCCCTTGCATCCTATCTTTACCCTTAAAAGGTGCGTTATATTTTTGCTGTTGGTTTTTTACAAAGACACTCTCAGGGTTTAACTTACCCATACGCTCATAGATAGATGCCGCAGCGTTTTTGTTAAAAATACTGACCAGCGATCTAAAGCCTTTTGAGTTAGGTTTTGAGGGTGTAGTTTTATAGCCTATTTTAGATTTTGCTATGCTCACATCATAGGTAGGGAACGTGCCCATAGAATTAGGCCGTGTGAGCCAGCCGCTTAGTATCTGTCCATTATCGGGCAGGTATCCTTTACCAGTTTTAACTATAGGTTTAAGAGCAGTTGCTACCTCTTTAGGCAACGCTTTAGCCAGGTCAGGGGTAAACTTTTTTAGAGCCTTGCGTAGCTCAACGCCCCCTCTTACCTCTACTGGCATTTTGTTGCTCCTTAGCTTTATCGGTTAAAACCTTTAGCATATTCTTAAACATATCTGCATCAAGGTCTAGTAAATACTGGGGCGCGATTCCCGTCTCTACGGCTAACTGGGCTACCAGGTAACCAAAACTACCGCGCCCCACTATTGCGAAGGGTCATCGTCCAACACCTCAACCTTAGCTAAGGTCTCTAAAAACTCTGCCCCAAACATAGGTACGGTTTGCCCGCTTGTGCGTAAACACTCCCAGGCTAGCCAGTACACATCGCTCTGCTTTTCATCATCTCTAAAAGCTTTGTGAAAGCCTTTTTTTGCATATAACTCAAAGGCGTACTCAATACGTGGCGTAATCTGATGATCCGATACGCTGCCGTCAGCCCTTGTTATCTTAAGTTTTGCCATTGTGTTAGCCCCTTTTCTTTATTCTCAGCTAGTTGTAATTACGATTGGTGAATTACAGGTAAAGGTAATGCTCTGAGTAGCAATATCTGCAACAGCGCCGTTAATATCTGTAGTGTTATTAACTAGCACAGTAGTGCTGTAAAGCGGGTTAGTTGCTGAAGTTACAGCGCTTGTCTGCTTGAGCGTTAGGGCTACAGTTGTACCCCAGGCAGCTTGCAAAGTTGCGTTTACGTTTGCTGCAGCTGTATCGCTTAAAAAGTCTAGAGTGATAGTGCTAGCCTCTAGACCCTTAACAAACTTGTGAGCTGTATCGCCCATAGCTGTAACTTCTAGCTCATCAAAGGCACGGTTAATAGTTGCGCTTGTTACGTGGTCTGTTAGGGCTACCGAATTAAGGGTAACCTGTACGGTATTAGATAGATAAATCGCCATTGGGCTATTCTCCTGTTGTCTCGGTAGGTGTGTCTTTTGTCTTTGTCTCTTTAACCTCTACTGGCAGCTCTTGGCCAATTTTGATTAAAAACGCTTTTTCTTCATCTGTAAGTGCCATTAGTTAGCTCCAGCTCGTTAGTATGCTTATTTGTAAATCTGCCGTTAGATAGTCACCTGCGGCAACGCTTAGTACGCTAGGCGCGCTAACGCCAGTAACATTAAATACGATTGCGCTATTAGCTAGTTTAGTAAAGACGGCTACTATCGTGTCCTCTATGCCAATAAGGTTTGAGGCATTATCAAACATAGGTACCGTCATAATAATCTTAAAATTAGCCATAGGCGAGATAGTTGCTTGAGAGTTATTACTCGGCGTGATATATGGATCGGCAGGGGCAACCACCACAGCGCTGGATTGCATAGTGCTAGGCGGGTAGTTAAATACCGTCCATACACCTGGGTTAGCCAGGGCTGCAGCTATTGTGCTGCGTAAAGTAGTTATAGCTGCAGGCATTAGCCGACCATACCTGCAGGTGAAAGATACGGGGCTAATAGGCCGCGCACGGATGCCATAAGAGTGTTAGACATCTTAAAGGGGCTAGGGCTGTAGCCGTCTAAGCTAGTGCCGCCGTTTTGTGTGCTAAATCTAGATGTCCATATATTTTCTGCAAGCATTAAAGCTGCAGCGTTAATAGCTGGGGTATTGGCGTAGGTAGCGGTTTTTGTATCGTCACCTGTCATAGTGCCATAAGGCAGTACGCGCCTAAAGTTTTGATCTGCCGCAACTTTTGCATATTGGATAAAACTATAGCCCTGTGGGAATTGCCAATAATTAAGCTGCATATTAAAGGCAGGCAAGATATTAGCTGTACCTGTGCTAAAGGGAATAGTGCCTGTGATTGTGTAAGTACCGTTAAAGGTTGAACCAGCCCCAGCAACCGTTACTGATTGGCCCGTAGTAAAGATGCCAGGGTTGGCAACCATAACGGTAGCGACATTAGACACCAACGCGGTACCGACTACGGGCGCGCTGTCAAACCATAAAAAGCCGTTTATTAGATCTTGTGCGGCCTGGCAGGTGTCCTCTATCCACGTATAAGAGTCATAAAGGGTGCCCACGCCTAAACTCGCTTTGAGAGTTGCGGCGGTAACGTAAGTTGCTGGCACTTTTATACTCCTATCTTACTTAGGTTTGGTAAGCCTCAAAGGGCTAAGAGGCCTACCAAACTATTAGTGGGTTTGCTTAGGTGAAGTTGTAACGGATAATACCCTTAGGCATTTTTGCAATAGTTGCCATATAACCATAGATAGCAACCTGCACCTGTAGGTTAGATACAACGTTAACTGACATATAAGCCTGTGGTGATTGATAAACAGTAAATGCCTCAGGCGCAAGAATAATTGCTGAGTCATCTACAGTTGTAGTAGCTGCAAAGTTTTTATCTACGTATAGATCAAGGCCTAGTACGTTGCCGCGGATTGAGCCAGGCTGTGTTAGCCCGCCTGCGTTCATTGGCTGTGATGCTGAGTAAATAGGGCGCCCTGTTGTA